AGTATATGTTTCTCTAGTGACTGGATTAATAGAGATGGGTTAACTACTCCAAATTGGTTAAGAAAGTGGCCAAGACGAAATAGGCGACAGTTTCCAGATTCAATATCAACCGGATTAGGAATTCTAGGAAATCACATACTTACTGGTAAATTAAGTGACTATACATTTTACATGGCCGGTATAAATCTAAAATGGACTGAACCTAGTCACTTTTGGAAAACAATGGATTATTCATCACTGAATAAGCATAATCGAGATTGGTACAGTCCAAGGTTTAGTAAGACGTTCGATAATATACGAAACTTAAAGACTGCAGGATATAGTATGATATCAGTGACACCAGAGTCAATGCTTAATAAAATGATGCGATATGAAAACGTCGCAAATCTTTACGTGAAATAATTACATTGATATTTCTACAGTCTGTGATAGTGCTAGCGATTTATATGCATTCACTATTCCAGTTGCAACTCCTGGCGTTGGATAATATTTAGCATCTATTACTGCTGCTAATTGAGTTAAGCATAAGAATAAATTATCTCCTAATACTGCCGGTTGTTTAACTGGTCCGTGTCCAACCGTAACAAAGTTACCATTAATCCATACATCATTTGATGCTGCTTCTATCTCACTACCTGATGTTAGGTTAATTGTGCTATTAGAGTTTATGTTGATTTCTCCTCCACGTAATTCTATGGAAGAAGAACTATCTGCGTGCTCAATTGTAATGGCTTTATCCTGGCCTATATTAACTCGTGAATCTTTAAGTTGCATCGTTATACCCTTCTCAACTGTAAACCAGATCTTAAGTTCTTCATCACCATCAAATAAGACAATATGAGTTCCTAAGTATTCTCCTTCTTTTGTTAATTCATCTCTAACATCAGTTGCAAGTTCTTGTATTGTATAGTATTCTGGAGAATATGAGTTACCATTATTAAATATAACAGCGACCACTGAATCTTTCTTTGGAATAGAAATAGATCCACCCTGTCCATCTTGTCCGAAGTAAGCTGATTTTTGTTTTGGATAAGCCCATGGTAAATCAGCAGTTTCAATAGTATCTTCATGCATTCCAAATACTCGAATCTTACATCGACCCTCTTTATTTGGATCGTTAGGATCTTCTACTACTCCTAAATATGCTTTATCTAAGTAGTCCTCGTCTCTTTTTCCTATTTCACCTGTTTTATCACTCATATAAACTTATACTGTTTTTATTAATACACGTTTCCGTTATTTGGCTTATTCCACTTAGGTTTGGTATCTCCATTTGATTCATATCCTGTTCCATATACATCATCTAGTTTTACAACCGGATTGTCTATGAAATTACTTGCAGCCTCTAATGCTGGATTTAAAAATCCTCCAATTTGAGAAAGACCGTTCTTTACCTTTTCACCAGCCTCAGATATTGCATCTCCAACTACTGGTAATCCACTTAGGAATGATCCTACATTTTGTACTCCTGCTCCAAAGTTTCTACTTCCCCATGGATTTCTAATATCGGTTTTCATCGGATCATCGTAAATTTGTGTTCCGTCTCCGAATTTAGCTTCTTCGTTTACCCATCCAATTTTAATTTTAAATTGATTTTCTTCCGCCTTTCTACCATTTCCTCCGATTTCTACAGTTCTTCCTATCGGAAGAGTATCTGAAAAATCAAATTCACATTGTCTGCATTCAAATTTAACGTATCCAAATTGATCCATTACATTTGATACCGCGTTTCCGCCTCCTACTATATTTCCAATTGCTCCAGTGTTTATTCCTAATGTATTTGCTACATTTTGTCCAATTCCAGGGAGTCTATATCTTAGATTTCTAAATTCTGCAATATATACATCCATTGAAAACCATCGCAAGTTATCCGGAACTCTTTCTCTTCTGAATTTATTATCAAATATTGCATTACGATATAATCCTGCAAGTTCATGAATACGTAAATCTACCGCCTCGAGTGTTTTAATAGTAAGACTAATATCCTTAGTTTTAAGACCTTTACTTTGATCTGTGTTCTGTGAATACATTTCACTTAAACCTTCAACTGATTGAAAGTACCAAGGTGCTTTAAATGTTAGATATCTTAATATTTCTCTAAATGTAGATAATCCATCAGCTTGTGGATTATATCCTCTGCTCATTAAGAAATTAATTGCACTTGAATGTCCTCCGGTATTAAACAACGGACTATTTAATAATGCAACCTCAGCAGTTGGGTTTGGAACTGGAATTTCTTCAAATTTGAAATCAAGCGCAAACGTTAAATAAGTAGGTTCATCATATGGATCTACGTATATTCCCTTTCTAAAGTTTTCATGTTTTAGATTTAATCCTGTAAAATTATGTGGCATTATTGAACTATATTTTTTTCACCAAGCCAGTTAACTCTCGCCAATTGAAACTCTGTTTTGAATGGAAACGATGGATTCAATCTATCGTAGATATATTTAACTCCACTGACATAATATTTTCCAGATATGATAGTATCTGGAACTAAGTCTTGTATATTTATTGGCGTCTCAGTTTTACCATCAACGTTACCTCCTTTCGTTTGCATATTCTTTTCCATGTGAGTAGTTGGAGGAAAATACATCATAATTGGTACTGCTTGTCCTCTATTAACTTGAAAATTAATTCCTGCTGTTTCTACTTTTAGCTTAACTTTATTAAGCTCACTGTTATTATGATCATTAATAAGAACGGATGCATTCCATTCTGGATGCGCATTACCATAATCAATATTCATCCATTTTTTAATTATAGATTCTCTTAGTGTCTCATCATCAGGCTCAAGTCCCTTATTTTCTCCAGTATATCCTTTGATTTGAACAGGATTAACAAAGAAACTAGTAAATCTCTCAGCTCCCTGTAGCGAAGGATCATAATAGAATACCTTCTTCTTATATCCCTTTGACTTTAATATACTTCCTGTGTTTCCCATTAACGAATAGTTAATAATGTACTCAGGCTTCCCTCTGTAATTATCTTTATTTGTTAATCCAGTAACACTTAACATTTCTGCTAAATCTGGATTTTTTCCATCTGTTACTGCCTGTGATATATCTAATTCTGAAGAATCTACCATATTGTCATATGTCATATTATGCTCGTTTAGTGGATTCAACTGTTCAGCTACATTAACAAAAGTTAAATGATAGAATTTATCAATGAATGATGTAAAAAATGTATCATCATCTAAATATGAATGATTTGATACATGCTCTATAAATCTTAGACTACTAGTGTTAGTGTTTAACCATGTCATCTTATCATTTGGAGTAAATTCATTACATGCAAATCCAAGATCATTATCACTAGCTATTGTTTTCAATGCGTCCTTTGAATTCATATTACGATAACTTTTAGATACATTATTATAGATTTTAGGTACATATAATTCTCCTGTCATTATAAAAGTTGCTCCCGTGTCTATACTATCGGCATTCATAATAGCATCTTGAGATGTAATTATATTTGTAATCAAGAAATCACATCTAATTGGTTTAAATTTATCGTTCTGTGGTTTAATGTACACACTCATGATTGGATCATTCTTAGGATAGTTTGCCCCAGATAGTGCTCCATTTCCGTCAACGAATATAATCTTAACCTTTGGTATAATCCCAGTCTCATCAATAACTAACATATCAATCTCAGTAACTGGAATTGAATTTATCTTTACAAATGGTTTATCGGATCCCGTTTTAGTTTTAGCATTTCTAACGCCTTTTCCTGGAACATAGAATGGATTCTCAGCAGATACTTGAGAATCGTCAGTTGACCATAGTTCCTTAAGTGGAACCTTTGGATCCGTTACTACTGTTATTAAATCTTTTTTAGCCATATATTATAAAAATAGTTTATCTTTTAACAATGCTGCTTGTAATCTTGATCTTGAAATTGGAGTAGGACAATTATCCTTATTGACAGTCGTTACATCTTCTCCAAATACAAGTCTACCGTCTTTTACCTTAACACTCTTGTCTCCTACTTTAGATAGATTAGGTGGAAGTTCTCCATTTGCCCCTATATTAACTCCATCACAATTCTTATTATTATTCTTACGAACTAAATTATTAACTCGGTTTTTATCTTTCTTACTAACTACTTGTGATTTTGCACCAGTTTCCTTCTTTTGTTCTCGTTCTGCAATATCACGAGGTGGTACATATACTGATTCTAATGCTGAGAAAGGAAGAGCATATAATAAATCTCCAGCCTTAACTGAAAACGGATTCGATATTCCATTATACTTTAACATCGCGTCCCACTTAGTTTGATCACCATATAGTCTATTAGCCATTAGATCAGGTCTCATGTTTTCATATTCACTAACGGCGGTAACACCTGCTCCGTCACTTCCTGTTGGAAATGAAAACGTACTATATATTAAATCAGTTATTTGCTGAGTGTATTTAGTAATCGTTCTTTTTCTAGATATTATTTTGCTTATTAACATAATTAGTCTTTAGTTTTTAATGCTTTAAAATAGTCAGTTAGTACTGGACTTGCTTCATAGAAGGATCCATACATATTACCTACTTGTCTTTTGTATCGATCTACTATTTGTCCAAGGTTTCCAACTCCTCCTGTTACATCGAATCCTACTGATTGACTGGTACTTGATAATCCGACGTCCTTTGTATCTGCGTTAGTATGAACAGTTCCAGCAGATGTTGGATTCTCTGGATTCTTTCCTTCATATACTGCGTTCTGTTTTCTAGTATTACTTTCTCCGTATGAATTAGATGAAGACGCTGGCGGAGCCAACTGGTCAAATGCCATTCTACCTTTACCTAAGTTAAACATTGATTCAATATCTTGTTTAGCTCTAGGTCTACCATGTTTCAATGTAAC